TTCTTTTTAATATCATTAATTGCTTTTTTATGTGGAGCTATATCATTATTATGTTCTTCTGATCCATAAGATCCATGTTGTGCGTGCATATGGTGGATTAGGTGGACAATGGTTGAACGTTCTGTTATTTTTCCGGCCGGATCGCCAAGAAGTCCTTTTTCTTTTATTTCTGATTCATGTAATTCTTGTTCATCATCATCGTGGCCAGATTTTTCTAAATCTTTTTTAGTGGGTTCATTTGTATTATGGTCCCAATGTACCAATTTTGTTATACCATGTAAATTTTTATTAAAGAAAACTGCATGTTTACCATTGGGATTATTAAAAATGTGGACATCAACTTTATGGCCATCTTTTGTTGAATAAGAGTGGAAAGGTTTTAAATTAGAAAAATCGTGGTCATCACCAAAGTTTTCTTGGATGGGAACAATGTAGGATTCTTTTAACCAGTTTTTAAATTTTTTCATTTTGCAAACCTAGGATTATTTAAAATTGCATTAGATACTTTAACTGGAACCAACTTAGTAGTAGGTCTCATTTTGCCTTCTTTATCTTTCTTTTGAAGAACAATGCCTTCACCAGCAGATTTCTTACCATCAATACTTGTTTCCATGTCTGGATGTTTAACACCTCTTAATACATGCTCAGTAGCTTGTCCTAAATGATGACGAATATCCAAAGACCTTTGAAAATGATGAGCATTTTTATCAACGTGAGCTGATAACGCCTTAAATTTAGATTTTGTTTTTTCTTGACCAGCAGATGTTTTCAATTTACCAGCAGCTTTTTCACCTTCATCATTTAAATGATTTTTATAACCTTCAACAGAAGCAGTTTCACCACGGCGAGTAGTTCTATTTAAATAGGTAGTGAAATGGCCACCTTTTTTAGGATCAATGTGTTCTGGAGTTAAATGGTGTGTAGTGTGATTCTTCATTAATGCTTCAGCAGCATTAAGATGGTGTTCTGTAGCATCACTATCTTCTTTTGAATATGTAGAAGGTTCTGCTTTATATTCGTGGTGTGGAACAAATACATTCTTACTAGGTTTCAAAGCACCTTTGGTAACACCGTGTGCAACACCGTGAGTAATCTCTGTGTGAACTGCAATGCCAAGAGGAGCATCAGTTTTTGCTTTGTAAGTAATTCTATTAGGTGTTGTGGTTGTTGTGGTCATGATTTCGTTCCTGGTTCTACTGGAGTATGTAGTAAATCTCCCTGGACGTGGTGGCCTCTATTAACAAATTCGTGGCCATGCTTTAGTAGATGTTTCAATGACATTGCAGATTCTGGCTGGTGACCAAAATGTTTATCGATTTCTTCCGGACTTCTAGCAATAACTCCTCTAGCAATACGATGTTTATCCGAAACACCAACACCTTTATCATCATGAATTACATGTACGGAGGCACCGCCATCAGTTTTTAGAGATGCGCCAACGGTACTTGGTTTACCCATACGTTTTTTGTGGAATTGTCGTAGTAAATCCAAAGCCATTTGGCCATGCTTAGGATCTTCATGCGGCAAGTCTTTTGTGTGAGTAAGATGGCCAAGCATCTCATCGTCAACAGACGTTGCTTCTACTAGAAACGATTTAAATCTTAACATTAATTTTCCTTCAGATTGCAACACACTTTGGTTGCCAGTCCTTATTTATACAACATCCAACCTTTCTGGTCGCAACCGTAGAAAGATTGGCTTAGATACATAGTCAACAGATTGTTGGCTTTAGATGAGTGTATCCAATGTTTGAAATAGGTCGTATTTGGGTGTATACCCTAGGGATTTGAGTTTTGAGATGTCTAGTATCATGTTTTTTGTTTGGACTGTTTTATGGAATTGAGGGATTTCCATGGTTCCAAATTTTGATGTGGAATTCACTTTATCCTTTATATAATCCAAAGCTTGTTTGATGAACACCTTTTCACCATTACCAATGTTATAGATTTCATTTATGTTTCCTTTTTCTATAATAAGATTAATGGCTTGTACTACATCGTCAACATGAATGTAATCACGGTAAAAGATACCGCCTTCATAAAGGCTAATATCTTCGTTATTTACCACTTGTTTAATCATGTATTGTAGTGCGTTTTTCTTCTTGGATACTTTATAGTCACTTTTACCCAAGACATTGGCCAAACGGAGAATTCGGTATTTAATATTAAAGGTTTCACAATATGAAATTAATAGTTGTTCTGCGGTACGTTTGGTAATTGAATAGAATCCTCTAGGATTACAGTAAGAAGCTTCTTTGGCTGGTAGTTCCACATCTCCATAAACGAACCAGGAACTAATAAAATTAAAAGTTACATTCTTGTCCTTACAGGATTCTAAAGTCTTAACCAAAGTCGTTAGGTTCGTTTCAATGTCTAGGTGTGGATTGGTGTGAACATTATAGTTGTCAACAGTAGAGATAAAGTATACCACTTCTGAATTATCTTTTACGATATAATCATACTTGGCATTAATTTCCACATTTTCTGTAAGTTCACGGTAACGGCTTCCTACGAAACCATTACCACCTAGGACATTAATTAATCGTTCCACTTTTTACACACTTTCTCAATATAGTTTAGAATGTTCTCATTCCATAGTGGTGAACAACCAACAAAGAATACATTACTTAAAGCTCTATTTGAATTTGGATAATTTTTATAGTTATCTAGGTGTTCATAACCAGGATGAATTAGAATATTTCCACTAAAGTAATTTCTTGTTTGAATCTTGTTGGCTTCAAAATGTGACACCAATAACTCTTTAACTTCTTGTGATTCACAATAAATTGGAACACCGAACCAAGATGGGTCACCTTTTGGTAATGGGTTGATTACTCTTGCTTCTTTGATGTTATCTTCAATGAACTTTTGAACTTTGTTTTTGTACTCACGGCGTTTTTCATCAATGTATTCAAACTTTTTCAACTGTTCAATACCAATAGCACCTTGCAGGTCTAGTGGTTTCAAATTGTACCCCATGGTTGTAAACACATATTTGTGGTCAACAACACCATCATAGTTATTCAGCCATGTATCAAAACGATTACCACAAGTACCACATTCTAATAAGTTATTGGCGCCAACACAATGACAATCACGACCCCACCATGATACAGAACGAATGATGTTGATTAGTCCATCATCATTGGTGGAGATCATACCACCTTCACCAGTTGAGATGTGGTGTGCAGGATAGAATGAGGTAGACCAACAGTAGTAATAATCCGTCAACATCTTACCATCGTAGTTTGAACCCAATGAATCACAGTTGTCACCAATTAATAGTATGCCATGTTTGGTACAGATATCTCGCAATACATCCATGTCAGGAGGATTACCAAGAACAGGAGATACAAAGATACCTTTGGTTCGTGGTGTAATCTTTTCTTCAATCTTGGTCAAATCAAAGTTCAAAGTGTCGAGTTCAATATCAATGAATACTGCCTTTAAACCATTCTGAATAATTGGTGCAATCGTTGTCGGAAATCCTACAGGTGAAACAATAATCTCATCATCTTGTTGCCATTTGAAATAATGTTTCAATGCAGTAATCATTACTAGATTAGCAGAACTACCAGAGTTCACCATGTGTGAATTTTTTACATTAAACTTCTTACTAAATTTATTTTGAAACTGAGCAACTTTTTCACCTGATGTAATCCACTTACCATTAATTAGTGTGTCCATGGCAGCGAACATTTCATTTTCGTCCCAAAGTTGGCCAGAATACTGAACAAAGTCGCCTTCTTTATAGTTGTCATAGTTCTTGGCATAGCTTGGCCTACTCAGAGATAGTGCCTTAATCATTTCAAGTTTGTCCATCATAAATCTTTCATGTTTAAAAATACATCGTTAAAATTATTTCGTTTGGTAATAATACGTTCTCTAATCTCTTTAAAGAAGTTCCATGCCAAAGGTACAAATAGTATTTTATCATCTTCCGTAAAGGTATTCAATACATCCGAACCAACTATACCAACAGAAGAACCTGGTGTATAGAGTCCTTGCTTCAATGGATTATCATCAATAATCATATCAAATGGTACTTTTGAGAAGTTTAGGAAAGTATTTGCTTTGGCTGCAGCACCATAACCTACCACTTTGTAACCTTGGTTTCTCCAGTATTCCACTTTCTCTTTAAACTTATCAACCATTTCAATACAGTTTTGTGTGTATTTGACATAAGTTGTTGCGTCATATAATCCAGCAGAAATTTCCATTTCAATTAAATTTTTAATATTTGCTGGTGCTGAAGTATCAGCACTAATAACAAATATGTAACTTGTTCCATGGATTGGTGTTTTAATAACATCAATTAAATTTAATCCAGCCCTATTACATAATAATAACATAGACTTTATGTTATAGAATGAAATATGTTCATGGTAGATGGTATCAAATTCATTATTCAAAATCATATCAGATTGAGAAGTTTGAATAAAGATTAAACCATCAATATTTAAATTCTTCTTACAGTTCTTTAAGAGTTCTAATGGATTTGGATTGTGTGCAAATGCATTTTGAATTGTTATGATGTCTACTGGCTGAAAATACTTTTCATCAAAATAACCACAAGTCACATCATGGTTCTTTGAGGACAATTCAAAAAGATTTTCTGCTGGATCAACACCAAAAGTTTCTAGGCCTCTTGCTTTGAATTTATCTAATTGAGAACCATCATTACAGCCAATATCTAAAACTGATTGTGGAGGATAGAAATTGAATTGTTCACAAACAAAATCGGCATACCAACTCATGTAATCAACATAAGTTTTGGTAGTTCCACTCACATACAAATAATTCTTGTAGATTAAATCCGGATTAACAATATGTGAAAGTTGAACATGACAACAAACATTGCAACGATTAATATTTAATGGATAAGATGCTTCAGATTCATCTTGTGTTTTTTTGTATGAGTTTGCTAAAGGTTGGTCATTTAAATCCAAAACAGGAAGCAAGTGGTCGTGGCCACAAGCCAAACACGCTTTAATTTCAGTTAAGTCCATTATCTACCTTCATAAAAATTCTTATAATTGTGTACCATGTCATAATGCTTCTTCATCTCATTCAAATCTAAATTTGGATTTTCTGGCCAAATATTATGCAATCTTGGATTGACATTGTATTTAGCTCCGGCAAGGAAGAAGTATACTTGTAGAAAACAATCATTCCATCCAAGTTGTGGTTGGTTCTGATGTAGTCTATCGAAATCTCTATCCAAGAATTCAACAAATTTATAGAATGTTTGAATAAAGGTACTTGTTTTCATAATCGTACCTGCACCAGCACCATATTGAGTTCTATCAGGTTTAACACCGGAGATTGTTTCACATACATCTAAAATTTCTTGGTTAATGTAATTACCATCTGTAATATTATATGAAGCAATATCCCAATTCGGATCAAATTGAATTTCATTCAAACAGATTACATCATCTTCTGAAATAATAAAATGTGTGGTACCCATACAGACGGCAGCCAACATCATTCGTTTCATAAAGTTATATACTCTGAGTTTATCGAATCCCCAATGTGGTGATGGATAACCCAAATCAAAATCTGCATGAAGGTAGTTTACATTATACTTTTTACATACATCATATTGAGAACCACCTGCTGCATCACAAGCAACAAAGTATGGTGCATCAGGATGATATTTACGGAATGAAGCAATCGAGGCCTCTAGCCCCGACTTGTTATCTTTATTCCAATGATAAATGCCAAGTGAAGCCATTACTTTTCACTCCTGATAATTTGATTGATTTGATTAATGATATCCATTGTAGGTTCTAATTGTAATAATGGTAAAATTTTATTAATCGTTTCATCTGGTAAATCCCACCATTTCATTTCTAAGAGAGCATCAATGATTTCTTTATCAAAACGATACTTAATTAATTTTGCCGGATTA